CTGTCATTGGCCTCAATTACGCTACTTGCTCAAATAAGTAGTGAGTTCTATGATGTTTTGAAGCCAATGTGCGATTTGATGATGAAAATTGTGAACGGTGCCGACCACAAGGAGGCATAGACCCTATGTACGCTGCGATCGGTAGAGTGGCCTTAATGACTATTTCCCTGATTACTACGGGTAGGAAAGCTGACATGAAGAAGATGTTGGATGTTCTCGCTGTGTTACCGAAAGCTGAAGAAGGCTTACAGTCTGTTGCCGTTTGGGTTGGTGATTTCTTTACGCGCGCGATTAATTTCGTGCGTAGAGAAGTTTTAGGTCTCGGAGAATTGGAAATATGCATTTCGAGTCACCCGGCCGTGCTTGAATGGTGTAAGAAGGTGGTTCAAATTGCCAATGAAGCCCATTTTGGCAAATTGCCCATTACCACTGTGAATGGAGACCGCATATTCAAATTATATATGCAGGGAATGAAATATTGTTCTGATTTCCCTAGGAATAAGGATAATGAGGCGATCAGGAATGACTTAGACGTGCATATTAGAATGCTGTTGAAGATGATGGGTCCCTTTGAAGCCGCAAATGTTACGTGTGGTGGTGCTAGACAAGAACCCGTAGCCGTGGTCCTTAGAGGAGCCACTGGATCGGGAAAGACCACAGCGCTATTGCCCATCATGATCGATGTGGGCATGCGTAAGATCCCAGAAGAAGACAGAGAGAGTTTTAGGAAGAATTACATGGATCATGTGTTCACGAGGAATCCGGAAGTCGAATATTGGGAAGGCTACAATGGACAGTTCATGTTTGTTCATGATGAACTCGGGCAGTTGAGAGACATGCAAGGTGATAAAGACAACCAGTGGATGGAGATTATTCGAATGGTTGGCATGTTCCCGATGATGTTGCATATGGCTGAGCTCAAGATGAAGTCGAATACTTTGTTTAGGAGCAAGTTTTGTTTCTTTACTACGAATGACTATCAATTCAAACTTGTGTCCATTTATGACGCCGAAGCAGTTAGAAGAAGATTAAATTTCTGCTTCGAAGTCACTCCTAAACTTAAGTATTGTAAGCCTGGTTATGGTGCCACTCTTAAATCGAGACGGTTAGATACGGATCACCCTGAAATTCGTGACTGTCCCTTCAACAAGGATATTTACGAATTCCACCGTTTTGATCTCATAGATGAGGATTTCACTGGCGAGGTTTACGGGTATGATGATTTCGTTGATCTGATTTGTGATGAATACGATAGGAAAGCTGGTAAAAATGATAAGTATCTCAAGTACCTAAAGGATTTGGCTGATTCATATGTAGCCAAACCTCAGATGCTATCCCCAGCTCAACAAGTTACGGAAAGGGTGAAAGAAGAAACCTTTAGTGATGCCCCCGAGATGCTGGATATAGATGACATATTGGATCTGGTCGATGACGTGACGTCACAGCCTACTATGGAGTTGTCAAAAGACGAAATAGAGGAGTTGGATTCACTGTTGCCCGAAGGTATAAAATCTCAGACCATTTGGAGTATTCTCCAAGAAAACAACCGCAAACTGTGCGATAAGGTGCGTGGCAAATACGCCGACATTAGAAAAGTATTTGTCAACCTCCCAAAAACGATACAGTTTGAGAGCATTATGCAAAAAGCGCGATCCTGCGCTTTTGGAACTGCCACTAAGACTTTAGATGTGGCAAAGGGTTGTATAAAGAGAATAGCGACGTGGATCAGAGTCGCTGGAGAATACATAGGAGAATGCATGGAAAAACACCCCTACCTCACGATACTTGCGAGTCTTGTGGGATGGGTGGTGGCAACATTGTCTGGTCTAATGCTAATTGGACCGGCTTTAATGAAGATGGCCGCCGCTACAGTGGTGCGAAATCCTAACTTGCCCCCTGATGATCCGGTATATTGGACCCCTGAAAGGCATGCTCAAGTTGAAAAAGCTATAGAGAAGCTCCAGAAGTACGTCAAGTACTTGACTCATGGCTATGAAGCCCTTGAAGATCTTCATGGTCAAACAACTTGGTATCCTTTTCAGTTCCCTCGTCATCACACCAATGGACAGACGTGTCATGGCCCATATTGCCACGTCTGTCACAGCTGTACCCAAGTCTTTAATGGTCCAGGACCGTATAGACCAAAGATCAAGAAGTGCGAGTTGGCTGATGTTGATGGTCCAATCGTTGTAACGCTCAAAAATGCTATGGCGAATTGGATGTCTGGTAAGATGTATGAGTGCCCCGAGAGAAATTTTGAGTCGCCATTTGCCAAGCCAGAATCTGGCACTAAGGGCCGAGGTAAGAAGCACGGTAAAGGCCACAAGCAACGAGTTGGTCGTAGGAGATTGGAACCTGCTGCTTTTGAGATTGCCCAGACTGATGAAGACATGTGGTCGGATGAGGTTTTAGAGAAATACATTAAGTATGAGACTGTGCGCATGGAAAAGGAGAAAGGTGTTCCCCAAGGAGGAGTTGATCACTGTGGTAGAGAAATCATGAAGAAATTGTGTAAACGCAATGTGTGGTCAATTTATATTGATGGTGTGGACAAGCCCGTAGGCCACTTTATCGCTTTAGGCGGTAACTTGGCTGTGTGTCCATACCATTATGTCAAGTTCTTTGAGGACTTGATCTTACAATCTAAAGGGGAGACTACAATTAACCCTTTAAAGAAGATCTCGCCCATCGAAATCAAGAATGAGTTGAGAGGTATAAGCCACATTATGGGAATGGACGTCATTATTAACGCTAGAAGAACTCAGCACGCTAAAGATTCTGATCTGTGTTATTTCCAATTGCCAAAAGCGATTGGAATGATGCCGAGTATAAGGAGTCTTTTCGTGCCTACTGAGATGTTAAATGATGTTCATGACTACGACGTTGTTCTGTGTGTTCCTGATGAGGATTTTGCTTGGAACTGGATCGCAAAGGCTGTCCCCATTAACCAGTATCCAATTCTGGATGATGATGGGGAGGTTTGGGAGTTGAGAAGGGCCTATAAATATGAAGTTCGAACAAAGAATGGAGATTGTGGTTCACCCTTGTTACTTTCAAATCCCAATATAGCACCAAGAATTATTGGGATACATGTTGCTGGTACTAAGTTAGGAGGTTTATCTGCTGCTATAACCCGAGAGGACGTGGACGATGCTTATGCATTGTTCCACGACACGATGAGGATGCCTAGAGAATTAGAGGGCTATCCTCAAATTGCAATTCCACCTTTTGAAGGCAATTTTATCGGTATAGCAGAGTGTCCATTGAAAGTTAACAGACCATTTGTCACGAAGATTCTACCCTCACGGCTTTACGAAGAGTGGGGTCCTAGTAGTACAGCTCCTGCCGTATTACGCCCTACCAATGGCATTGATCCATTGAAACTTGCCGTTGAGAAATATGGCAAAGCGAAGTTAGAACTCGACGAGAGAGAGTGTAGAATAGCCTGTCATGACTGGTTTAGTGTGCTTACAAGTGCACCAAACTATGATTACACGCATGTACCTGAAATATGCTCTTTTGAGGAAGCAATAACAGGGAAAGTTGGGGAAGAGTTCTTTGATGCTATATGTAGAAATACATCCCCCGGCTATCCTTTTTGCTGTCAGCCCACTCCTGGCTACCCAGGGAAGAAACGGTTCTTTGGGAAGAAAACGATCTATGATCTATATCGTAAGGAGTGTGATCTACTTCGAATTTTAGTGGATAATATGGAGAGAGATGCGGTTGATGGTGTACGACACTTAAACGCTTTTGTCGATTGCTTAAAAGATGAGAATCGGCCTTTGCAAAAGGTGAAGGAACTTAAGACGCGCATGATCTCTGCCGCCAATCTGCCACATGTAATTCTCTTCAGAATGTACTTCATTGACTTTATCCGAACAGTCATGAAGACGAGAATCTATAATGAGGTTTGTGTAGGACTGAATGTTTACTCCATGGAGTGGGATGAATTGGCCAAAAGACACAAAGATAAGGGCATTGAAACCATTGCGGGAGACTTTAGTGGTTTTGATACTAGACATTGTGCAACAATCATGTGGGTTATTTTGGACATGATCAATGGTTGGTATAATGATGGGCCTGAGAATGCTAGTATCAGGAGGACCTTGTGGTATGATTTGGTGAACTCGATTCACGTGTCGCATGATACTTTTTACATATGGTTTGGTGCTTTACCATCTGGACATCCGTTGACAACGATTTTGAATTGTTTGATCAACTGTATTCTTTTCCGGATAGTATACGCTCATATGCATCCCAATAAACCATTTTACGAAGCGGTTTTGGAGTTCAAAGTGCAATGCTACCTTAGTGTTTACGGTGATGATAATATGTGCACGCCAAGTGCACGAGTGATTAAGTGGTTTAACCAAGAGACGATCGAGGGGCCCATGGGAGCCATCGGATATGCTTACACAAGTGAGTTGAAGGATGGTTCCCATGAGAGGAGAGGATTGGAGAGAGTCTCCTTTTTGAAGAGAGGTTTTAGATGGTGCTATAGACTGCATAGATATGTTGCTCCTCTTGACCTTGAAGTCATTCTTGAAAGCCCCTATTGGACAAAGAAGGGCTTGATGGAAGACCAAATCAGTCGTGATAAAGTTGACATAGCTCTTGAAGAACTGGCTTTACACGAAGAGAATATTTTTAACGAGTGGGCGCCCAAGATCATTAGGGCGTCCATGGAAGTTCTTCAATACACCCCACCCCTGGTCGACTACGTGGCGCTTCAAGATAAGTGCTGCGCTAGCGATCGGTGGTGGTAACTCCTCGATCTTGCGCGCGTGGATAAATTTCTGTGGCTAAACCACGCGCGTAGTGCGAGGAGGGAGATGCAAGGAGGGCTGTTGAGCCATACTGATCAGGGCTTCTTGGGAGAAACACCCAACCAACCCAGGTCACCACAGTGCGGTACACAACGTTTGAGTTGACGGTGTACCAAAGAAAGAGACTTGCTGCTTCCCCCCCCTCTGGTTCCGATACCTCATCAAAAACGGAAAATGGTGGTGATAATACGACGAATGCTGCTGCATCTAGTGATAATCAGCAGACAGCCGCATTCTACAGTGATAAGCCTAGTGAATCTAAATCTTTACCACATGAAGCGGGCCTCCCTGGAGGCTTGTTGAAAACAATGGATGAAGATAGGACTCACACTATCATTGACTTTTTGAAGAGACCTGTTAAGATATGGGATGGTGATTGGGCGACGACGGATGTGAATGGTACGGAGTTGTTAGTTGCTAATGTTCCTGAGGATGTTTTGGGTTCGTACGATATGTTTGCTGATAAGTTGTCGGGATTCTATGGTTTTCGTGCGAAGTTCGTGTTGCGTGTTCAAATCAATGCACAACGTTTTCAACAAGGGATGCTATTGATTCACTACTTCCCCCAAGGGCAAATAAACCCGAAGAGGATGCAGTGCGCCAATCAGTCTCTCACGTTGAGAACTCAGCAACCTAGGGTGACTTTGGACTGTACTGAATCCGAAGCTATCTTAGAGATGCCTTATGTGTCGCCCTCGACACATTACAACTTGCTCACTGACAAGGGACCCATTGGTTGTTTCCATGTGGTCGTTTATTCCGAATTGGTCGCGATCTCTGGTGCTACAACAGTCCCTGTTACAATTTGGGGTCACTTTGAGGATATAGACATTGCTTATCCTACTTTGCCATTCACCCCCCCGGCAATTAAAAGTGAGTCCATAAAATTATACAAGAAGAAAGTTTCTTCCAGACCCAGAAGATTGGAACCTGGACGCCCACAAGCTGCAAAGCCTAAGCGGAAGGGTCCCTCTCGAGGGAATGAAGGGAACGGTTCTTCCCAAGCTCCAGGAGAGGCTGAATCCACAGCTGGTCCAGTTTCTTCAGTTTTGAAAAGCGTGGCTAACGTCGCTACGGCGGCGAAGGACATTCCTATCATTTCTGCAGTTGCAGGCCCAGTTTCGTGGGTTGCTAATCTTGCGAGCAAAGTAGCTAGTGCTTTTGGCTACTCGAACCCCCTCATCACATCAACAGTGACCAGAGTCAATAGGTCGCTATTTCCTTACGCAATTAACTGTACAGCTGAAGATACTGCCTTACCCATGGGTGTCTTCGCAGACAATCAAGTTGAATTGCTTCCTGGCTTCGCTGGGACCGATGTTGATGAGATGTCATTTGCCTACATCGCTGGAGTTCCTGCATTCCTGAAAAGGTTTGCGTGGGCCGACACTGATCAAGCTGATGACGAGTTGTTCTACAAACTCTTGTACATGAAGGACTTTCAAGTCGCTAGAACAGTGGCGACTGCTTCAAGTACAATCACGGTTTATGATCCTATTCCGTGTAATTATATCGCTAATTTTTACCGATATTGGCGATCGTCCTTTGTCTTCACTATTAAATTTGTGAAGACGGAATTCCACACTGGTAGAGTGGTTTTCTATTATTGTCCGGGCTCTTTTGATACGCCGGACGCTACCAATCGCCATTACCTTTATCGTGAGATTCTAGACTTGTCTGTTTCGAACGAATTTAAGGTCGTGGTTCCCTGGGTGAGTATCACTCCTTATAAAGAATTTGCCACTGAAACTCTTGGTAGTGTGGGGATCCAGGTGATAAACCCTCTGGTTATGCCGGATGGAATATCGCCTACGATCGACTGCATTGTCGAGGTTGCAGCTGGAAATGACTTTGAAGTTGAAAATCCAGGGGCTGAAAAGTACCCGATTCTGACTTTACCTGCACCAGAAGGTTTAGTAGAGTTGGAGCCGGGTCGTCCTCAGATGCTGAAGCAGAATGCTAGCTCCTCCTCGGGAGCGACACAAGAAACTTCAGTTGACGTTATCGCTAGTTCTAGTGCATACTCAGGCGGGCTCTCACCAGCCAAGTATTGCATTGGAGAGAAGATAGTTTCGTGCCTACAAATGATGAAACGTAGTGCCCTTCTGTTTGCTACTTACTCAGAAGGCAGCTCCCAGTTTACACTCAGAACTGGTGGCATGTATGTAAGCTACATTGAGGCTGGTACTAACGTCACGAAATCCGGTTTTTGGTATGACTGGGTTTCGGTCTTTGGCAGTTTGTTCGCTTATCGCCGTGGCGGAATGCGTATACGCATCGTCCCCGGTGTGACCAATGTGACCATATCTGCTAATACCTACCATCATCCGACGGCCACTACGAATTTGACCTATACAGGCGTTCCTTGGAATGCTCCTGATTTGTCGAATCGTGTGTGGTTCCCGACGAACAATACAGGAGGTGCTGAAATAGAGGCGCCTCAATATGCTCAAACACATATGTTCTTGAACGTTAGTGATTGTGCTCAGTTGCCTGAGGCGACCGAAGACCAATACTTTCGTGATAGCAACGTCCTTATTTGCAATCAAAATGCGACCATAACTGGCAGTTCCATAAATGTCAGCCGTCAAGTTTCAGAAGATGCGCAATTTGGTTTCTTTGTTGGAGCATTGCCCCTAACTGCTGCCGCAAACGTGTGTCAAAGCACGTCTTACGGCTGAGAGCAGTCTCTGAAGGGTGTGAATTGGTTTTTTACGATTTCCCAATTCCGGCGAAGTGAATACTTCACCCGTGGTTACCTCCTGTCGTACCAGTAAGGGAGTGTGACCGGCTCGCAAGAGTTTCCCTTTTCCACAATCAACTTTTCCGTGAGAGCTTAGTGAGGTTTATGTTTCTGTTAGGTGGAACCAGGTCCGATTTCTGCCTGGTCATTTAGTGTTATGGGACTAAGTGTTCAGATTTTCCCTTTTCCACAATCAACTTTTCCGTGAGAGCTTAGTGAGGTTTATGTTTCTGTTAGGTGGAACCAGGTCCGATTTCTG